CGACGTGGCGCCGCCGGCCAGCGTCTTGCCGGTCAACGTCGCTGCGACATCAAGGCTGCCGCCGGCATCGCTCAGGCCCGCTCCGATGCCGGTGCCGATCGGAACCGCAGCGCCGCTGGTCGTGTTCATCAGCAGCGTGTTCGCGGCGGTCGTTCCCAGCGTGATCGTGCCGGAACTCGTGATCGTGCCGCCGGCCAGGCCCGTCCCGGCGACGATGCTGCTCACCGTGCCGCCGCTGCCCGCGCCTGCCGTAATCGTGCCGTAATTGCCGGCCGTGCCGGGCGTGATCGTCAAGCCGGACCCGATGATGATAGCCACCGGGGCGAGCGCGCCGGTGGTCGGATTGGCCAGCAACGACGTGGCCGGAAGCGGCGCCAGGCCGAGCGTCTGGTTGAAGACAGATGCGCCGTAGCCGGTCGGCGGCGTGAAGGTGAAGGACGGACCTGGATTTACGGTAACGCTCGGGATACCGCTGAAATACCAGATGCCGCACCCAAAAGTGAAGGCACCATAACTATTGGCAAGAAACGCCGTAATGTTGGCGCCGCCAGACCCTGTTACCGGATTACCTGACGGATACCACGTAGACCCGTTGGTAGTAACCCACATCTTCGCCAGACCCGGGCTCACAGCCATGCCAAGCACGGGAAAGAACGTGTTCCCGAACGTCGGGCACGATCCTATAAATCCGTTTCCGTACGTGATTGCATTCGCGTTGCTTGCGCACCCAACGCTGGTGCCGCCGCCCAGCGCGCCCCCCGAGGTGTCCCAGCCAAGCTGCGAAACGGTTGGATTGAAAATGGCCGCAACGCTCGTTGCAAGCGACACGAGGCCGGGGTTGATCTGCTCTCCTACGGTGTTATTTACGCAGTTGAATTCCACATAAAGATTGGCGTTCGTCGAAACCGGCACCCACGGTTGCGTGAAAATGCACCCATATTGCCCGGTGCAAGTGATCGTATATCCGTTGTTGCTTGAACTCAGAGTGCCTGTGTTTGCGACGAACTGCTCCAGCGGATTCCAGATGAACCCCTGCCCCGTCCCAACCGCGAACGCCAGCCCGTTGCCGACCGGCGTCGGGCCGGGCGGATACGGGTTGACGCCGGTCGAGTTGCCGATCAGGAACCCGTTGGAAATCGACGCGAAGGAGATGGTTCCCGTGGACGTGATCGGGCCGCCCGTCAGTCCGGTTCCGGTCGCGATGTTGGTGACGGTGCCGCTGCCGCCGGGCGCCGTCAGCGTGCCGGATGCCGAGAGTGAAAGCCCCGACCCGACCGTGATCAGCGCGGGCAGCTCCAGCGTCGTCGTCGGATTGCCCAGCAGCGCCGGCCCGCCGATTGACAGCGAATAGGTGTTCGGCACGCGCAGCCACGCGCCGACGCCCGCGCCAGCCAGCGATGGATTGATGCCGGTCGGGACGATCGTGTTGTTGTTGTCGTCCGGCCCGGTGGCGCCCGCCGCCCAGTAGAACGTGCCCTGCTTGCCATCGAGGATAGACGCGCCGCCGCGACATTCGATCTGCTGGCCTATGGCGCCGATGAACCCGCGCAGATCGGCAAAGGTGTTGCAGGACTGGACAAGCGTATTCGCCTGCTGCTTCGTGAAGACGACCTGATACGTCTCGTTGTATTGCGTGAGCTGCGGGGCGTTGACGGGCGTGCCGGACATGAAGCTATTTCCTTACCACCGCACAATGACGATGCCGGACGCGCCATTGCCGCCGCTCTGTCCGGCGCCGCTCGCGCCCGTGCCGCTGCCGCCGCCGCCGCCGCCGGGAGAGAACCCGGCGCCGCCCGTGCCGGTCGGCCCGGCCCCATCGCCGCCGCCATCCCCGCCGCCGTTGCCGCCGCCGCCGGTCGACGCATAGATGCCGATGCCGGGATTACCGTATGGCGTCCCCTCGTTCAGCGCGCCGCCCGTGGCCACGTAGCCGACCGGGTTCGGCCCGTTGAAGGACGGCGTCGTGTAGGCCACGGCCGACGCGTTGGGCGCGCCGCCGCCGCCTGGGGCCACGATCAGCGCGCCGAAGGATGACGTCCCGCCGGTTGCCCCGTTGGGGCCGCTCGGCACGCCGCCCGCGCCGCCCGCGCCGACCGTCACCGTGACGCCGACGCCGGCCGTGACGGTAACGACGCCGCTGCCACGGCTCCCGCCGTTGCCGCCGCCGGAGAACGAGATTTGCGAGCCCGAGCACGACGCCGTGGCCCCGCCACCGCCGCCGCCGCCGATGACGGTCACGTAGACCTTGGTGACGCCGGTCGGTGGCGTGAACGTGGCCGTGCCAGGCGTGCTGTAGACGGTCTGGTTGAACCCCATGAAGCTGGACAGCCCGCCGAGATCGGCCGGGGTCACATAGCTCTGCGTGTCCGTGCCGGCCGCCACGGCTGCCGCAGATGCGGCGCCGATGCCGATGAACTGATACGCGGTGCCGTTCCACGCCAGCCATACGAACTGGCCGGCGAGGATTTCCCCGCCGATGCACGCCGAGCCATCACGGCGGACGATCGCCTTGACGCCGAAGCCGTTCAAATTCAGCGTGGACGCGCCCGTGTTGGCGTTGAGCGCCACCATGCAGAACGGGATATCGAGCACCGCCGCCTGGTTCGCGGGCGCCGGGCTGAAGCCGGCCACGTAGGCATTCGCCGTGCCGCTGTCGATCAGCGCCGTGCTGCCGGGGATCGTGCCGCTGCCCGCGCCGGGCGCGCTGATCTGGTCCACCGTCCAGAACGGGTTTGTCGGCGGGTCGGTATCGGATGCCGGCGACAGCACGAACTTGTATCCAACGCCGGTTGTGAGCCAGATGCCGGACGAGAAGCCACTCGGGTTCGTCGGTTCGCCGCGCGCGTTCAGGATGATCGGATTGGCGAACGCCGTCGCGCCGCTGCTGTCGGTATAGGCGTTCTGCTTCGTCGTCGTGCCAGCCTGATAGGTGAACAGCTTGCCCCCGGTCAGCAGATTTCCGTTGTTGTCGGTAAAATGCTGGACGGGGGACGGCGAAAGGTTGACGGTCATGCGTAGGTCATCCCCTTCGCGTATCCGAACTTTTGTAGCGCCGGCAACCGCTTTTCCAGACTTGCGCCGATGTCATCGCGATACATCATGTTCGCGAACTTCACGGCATCCACTACGCGATAGACCTTCTTCCGCGCAGCCTCTACGGTTTTACCGAGCGACGTGCAGATCAACACGTACTCGCCGCTGGTCTGGTAGATCGGCGCATCGGCAACCTTGCCGCTTTTCATGACAGGCCCCTTGCCGCGCATCACGGCCGCGAAATGCACATCGTCTAGCACATCGTCGATGCCGGCGATCGGGTTGCCTTCCACGAGGTCCGGACTGCTCTTGTTGTATGGGAACAGCGGCTGCGCGCACACCACGCCAACCGCCGTGTCATAGGAAACCCGCAGCGAATCCTTGCCGTCGAGCAGATCGCGCATCCACTTCACGGGATCGCCCTTGTGCGATGCGATCTGAATGTAGAAAGCGGGCCAACCCAGCCTTGCGGTAAACTCGAAAGGCCAGAACTTGCCTTTTGCGTCGACACCGCCGGAAATGCAGAAGTCTCCCGTGTGGCCGGTCGCTTTCAATGTGCCGGCCATCGGCAACAGCGCCTCGTTCGCCAGCTTGTCGTTGTCCACGTATTGTGTGACGCTGCCCATCTCGCCGGTGTTCGGCCCGACGTCCCCCGGCATCAGCTTCTTGTACTCGAAGCAGAGTTGCTTCGGCGGCAGAAACCCGGCCGGCCCGTGCCAGCCGGAAACGGAAATCTCGCCGATCATGTCGAGCTTTTCCTGGAGCATGCAGCGGCCCTTCAGCTTCTTGCCGCCCGCCTGCTGGCGTTGCAGCCATCCCACCATCTCGGCCGGATCGCAGGAAACGAATGTAAGCGACTTGTCCTCTTCGTCCCCGAGCGGCTTGAACACCCAGCACTTGTCGGACTTGCGCGCGAACGCTTCGGCCTCGGCGAAGCTGCCGAACTCCTGATACGGCGGGACTTCGATGCCGGCCGCCTTCATCGCTGCCATGCCGGTGCCGCGATCGATTTCCAGCGCGGCCGACGCAGCGGTGGGCGAGAAAATGCGGTATCCCATTTCGCGCCAGCGATCCAGTTCCTGCATGTATCGGCAGTTGCCGGTGGTCACGATCAGGCCGTCTTTCGCCCACGGCATGTGCGCGCGCCAGTTGTCGACGCGGGTGATCTGCTTGAATCCCTCGCCGTCGCGCACCGGCTTCTGCGACCAGACGAACCAGCGCACGACGTGATCGTGCGCCGCCGCACGCAGCGCGAAGTCCAGGCCGAGGGCCTCGGCATCGATGATCAGGACGTTGATGGCGCGCCCCCTTCGCCAAGCGCGTCCAGCGCCGTCTCATACTCCTCCCAGTCCACATGCAGCCCCGCCGCGACGCGCGTCTCCACGATCGTGGCCAGCACATGCTGCGAATGATAGGGCGCTTCCGGCGCGTCTCCCGGATCGTCGAGTTCCGTGCCCGGCCCCATGTCGAACGCGTCCACCGTCTCCTGCGACACGCCATCCACGTTGCACGCCAGCGCCTCGACCAGCTCATGCACCGCGACAAGCTGCTCATGCCGTGCATCGGCGGTGCGGCTGACGCGGATGCGAAGTTCATTGCCTTCGTGCGTCCAATCCCCCACGGTGTCGTATCTTTGATCCGCGTGAGGTATGAACACGATGGTGATGGAGTCAATCGGGTGAGCCAAGATATCCTCGCGGGTGCGGTGCGGGCCGGTGGCGTGGTGCTGGTCTGGTCACTGCTGGTTTGGCTGCGCCAGCGCTTGCGCCGGTACGGCCAGCGCGGGAGCGATCTGCCGCCCGTAGAGTTGCAGGGCATTGAGCGCGGCGGGACGCGGACGCTGATTGCGGGCCAGTGCGTTGCCGAGCAGCCGCATGGCGGGCGAATCGGGACCGGCGCCGAGCATTAGGCGCGCCATCTCGGCGTTGCGGGCCGGATCGGTAGTGGCGCGGGCAAACGAGATCGCCTTGAAGGTGTTGTTGAGAGCCGCGAGATAGTTCCCGTGCGCCGCCGAGAATGCCGCCTTGCCGGCCGCCTCGAAAGCCGCGCTCTCGGGCGACTGGTCTTCCGCCATGCGCGCGGCCGTGCGCGAGTTGCCCAAGGTCTCGTATTTCGTGGCGAACAGCTTTCGCTCGTCATCCACCGACGCGATGAACCGATCAAAGTCCTCCTGGGTTGCGAACAGGGGCCGAAGCTGATCCTTCATGCGCTGGTTTTTCGCCACCGCGCGAGCTTCATCGCCGGCGAATCCAGTCTTGCCGATCATCTCCTTGATCTTGTCGGCAACGCCCAGCTTGTAGAATTCCTGGTCGTTCGGCGTCATCCTGGCGAACGCCTCGGCGCCTTCCTCCGGGCTCAGCTTGAAGTGATCGCGTCCGGCCTTCAGCGACTGCATGGACTGCGTGGCACCCGACCACTGCTGCCGCGCCGCCGCATAGTCCGGATTCAGCGTATCCAACTCGCCGAGGAACGCGCGCCGCACCTTGTCGACCGCGATGCCTTCCTTCGTCAGCTTGCCGGTCAGCTCATTGCGCATCGCCGGCTCGTCCAGAATGCGGTCGATGCCCTCCTTCGCGGTCTGCAACAGCCGCATGTTCGGCACCGCCCCCACGATCGGCTCGCCCGCCGTGTCGGTGCCGACGATCGCGTATTCGGACGGGTTCATGGTCCGCCCCTCGGACAGCGCTTCCAGCCGCTCCAGTTTCATCCCGTGGCTGATGCCGGACTTGATGATCGGGTCGTCAAGGAACTGCTGCAACCGGGGCGACCAGACCGCGCCCTTGGCATTGGCGGTGCCGTCCGCCTGCGCTTGCCGAAGTCGCGCCAACGCTTCGGCCTTGGTCTCCTGCGCTGCCGCGAGCGCCTTTTCGGCCTGCTGGGCCTTGTCGGCGGCGAACTGCGCGGCGCGCTTGGCTGCCTGCTGCGCATACACGTTGTCGGGCGTGACGGCCGGCGAGGTCTGCGCCGCCATCACGGTTTGCTCGTTGCGCGCCTGTTGCAGCGCCTGCGTGGCTTCCTTTTCCGCCTTTCCCGCGGCGTCGAAATGCACTTCGAACTGCCGCTCCAGCGGCGCCACCGAGCCGCCTTCCATTGCCTTGGCCCACGGCTCACGCGCGCCCGCACTGCGCGCCTGCACCATCGCGTCGAAAGTCTGCTTCATCGAGCCGGGCGCCATGTCGCGGTCGAGCACCGTTTCCAGCCGCCCGCCCGCAGCCTCATCCCGCGCGGTCAGCGTCTTGGTGATGAACTGCTTGGCTTCCCCCGGCGTGCGCGCGATCCTGCCGAGCAGGCCCTTGACGTTCTCCCCGCCGACATCGGCCAGTGTCGCCGGCGTGCCGCGCGCGGCACTTTCCTTGACCAGATCGATCATGTCCTGCGCGGAGGGACCGCCGCCCTTGGCGTCCTGCGCGACGCGGCGCAACACCTCCGCCTGCCCCGGCGTCAGCTTTCCGTCGCTGATGCCGCTGGCATAGTCGAACAGCGGCCGCAGAACCGGCTCCGCCGCCCGGATCGCCAGTTCGGCGCCCGCGCCCGTCGCCGCGCCCGCCACGCCGCCTATGCCCGTCTGTAGCGCCTTCTCGCCCCAATAGCCGCCCTCGCCCGTGACCGGCTGCAACGCCCCGCTTTCGGCACCCAGCGCGCCGCCGGTAAGCGCCGCCGCCCCGAGCCGTCCGGCCGCGGCTGTCCGGCCCAGCACCGCCATCGGCACATAGTTGACCGGGCTGGCGATGTTGCCGGCGATCCGCGCCCAGTCGGTTCCGGTCTCGCCGCCACGGTCGGCCTGAATGCGCGCCTCGCGGGCGCGCTCGTTCTCATCGGACGGCACCGGCCCCATGCCCAGCTTTTCGTTGGCCCAATCGAGCGCGCGCTCGACAGGCGCGGGCGTGAGGTGCCGCAGCAGTTGCGCGCCGCCCTCGATCGGATCGCGCAGGCCGGAAGCGAAGGAGTTGCCGGCCGCCATCATCCGCGCATAGGCGGAAGGCCCCGACTCCTCGGCATGCTGCGCCTGCGCATAGGCCAGCACGTCTTCCTGCGATGTTCCGTCCGGCGCCGTCACATTGTACTTGGCGCCATCCGGCGTGGTGATCTGGTAGGTGGGCATCAGTCGGTGTCCGATCCGCTTGGCGCAGCGGCGGGCGCGGCGGTGTCGGGGACGCGCTCGATCGACCATCCGGCCTTCGCCGCGGGCGCCGTGGACTTTGGCGGGGCAGCCTTCCTGCGGTTTTCCAGCGCCGCGCGCGTGGCCGGCTCAAGGCGCTGATCGAAGTTCTTCAGCCCGGTCGTGTCCTCGTATTGCTTGCGCAGGCCCGACATCTGTCCCGCCAGCAAATCCTTGTAGGTCTCGATCACGCCGGCAAGCTGCTCAGGGCTTTTGGCGCGGTTCACCTGGTTCTGCGCGTTCTCGCGATCGGCCAGCGCGCCGCCGCCGCCGATCACCGCCTTGATGATCTCGTCCCCAACGATGCCCTTCGCCGCATCGAAGTTCGTCGGCGCCGGGCTGCCGGTTTCCTCCGCCCATCGATTGCCGGCGGCATTCAGCAGCCGCACGTCGCCGTTGTGCAATGCCGTCGCCAGATCGCCCAGCGTGTCCAGATGGGCGATCGACACGTTGAGCGATCGGATGATGTTGCCCTGCGGCCCGCTCGCGAAAGCCGCCTGAGACTTGTTGCGCGAGTTGAATTCCTTCACGTCGTAGTCGGGATTGATCTTGCCCACCTCCGCCATCACGCCTTGCCAGTACGGCGAGCGCAGCGCGAAGCCGGTCGGCGGGGCAAGCTGGTAGTTGGCCACCATCTTGGCCGTTTCCGCCGCGTGCGCCTGGTCTTCCGGCGTCATCGTCTGGCCCTTCGGCGTTTCCACGACGCCCGGATGAAACTGCGGCTCGCCGCCCGTCTTGGGCAGCGCATACACGCCGGGCACCTGCTGTCCGGTAGCGGGGTCGAGGCCGGTGCCTGGCGTCCACGTGACGCCCTTGCCCAGATCCGCTTTCTTCAGCTCGAATTCCTCCGATTCCAGCTTTTCGCGGAACCCGGCTTCCTGCCGCGCGAGCGCCAAGTGGCCGCCGGCAATGCCGATCTGCGTTTTGCGGTCGGCTTCCTCCACGTTGAATCGGCGCAAATCCTCCTGCTGCTTCTGCCACTGTGCGGATGCAGCCGACATCTGCGGATAGTCGAACTTCGTGCGGATGCGCTTTTTTTCGTCATCCGCGAGCAGGCCGCCGCCCATGATCGGCGCGCTGCCCTCATCCCACGCCGCCTGCCCGGCCGCCTGCGCCGCATCCTCAGACGCGCCTTTCGCCTTGGCGTTGCTGTAGGCGGAGAGTGCCGCCGTTCGCACCGGGTCGAACACCTCCTGGATTTCCGCCTGCCGCTTCAACGCGAGTTCGCTGTTCTGCAACTGGCCCTTGCGGATATCCATGCCGGTCATCGGGTCGATCGTCATGACGCGCTGGATTGCCTGCGGCGTCAGGTTGCCTTGCGCGTCGACCGCGCCGGGCGTGGCGAACAACTGCTTGAGCGCGTTCTGCGCCTGCGTCTGGTCGCGCAGCGCCTGCATGCGCAACTGCATCTCGGCCAGCGTCGTCGCTTTCTGCATCTGCTCGTTGAACGGGATCACGTTCAACGCGATGGCGGGATCGATTGCCATCAAGGCGCGCCATAGCTGTATTGCTGCGCGAGGTAGCTATTGCCGGTGGACCCATACGGGGAAAAGTTGCTGCTGCCAAAGCTCGACAGGCTGTTGTTGTTGCCGGAAAGCGCGGCGAGGATGCCGGTCAGGTTGTTGGTGGCACCGACCGTGCCCGACGCGTTCGCCGCACCGCCGGCGAGCAGCGCGTTGCCCGTCTGGCCCGCCGCCTGTCCGGAAAAGCCGCCAAGGTTCGCCGCGGCGTTCTCGCCCGATCCACTCAAGCCGGACAGTTGGTTGAGGTAGTTGTACCAGTCCTGATTTGCGAGGCCGGTGCCATAGGTCTGCAACGCCTTCAGCGTGTTGCCGCCGATGCCGCCTTGCGCCGCCGCGCTGTTCTGGATCGCGCCGATGCCCTGCCCGAGCTGCCACTGGTAGCCGGGCGAGCCCTGGAAGCCCGTGGCGTTGATGCCGCCCGTTCCGCCGGGCACCAGCCCAAGCGCCTGCTGCAAGGCGTTCAGCGCGTTGCCGCCACCCTTCATCCACGGCTGCAAGTTGCCTTGCGTCGTGTTGAACATGTTCTGCGTGACTTGCGCGGCATCCTGCGCGGCACTTGCCTGTTGGCCGCTGGCGAGCAGCGATCCGCCCGCGCCGATCAGGCCGCCCAGCACGGGGCCGATGATGGAGAACGGCATCAGGCAACCCTTTCACGCATGCGCGCGATGAACTCGGCGCCGAAGATCGCCGGCAGATGCGCCCGCTGTGCCGCCGCCTCGCCGCGCGCGACGGACGGCTGCACCTGGATATTCAGGCGCTGGAACTCCGCAATCACCGCCCGGTTCGGGATGGCGCCCGGCATCAGTTTCGTCAAAGCCCACGCCACGACTTCGTTGTCGTTCAAAGCGCCGAACCGAACCCGCGTCACCAGCGCGTGCCCGAGAAACGGCGTGGCCGCTTCCAATGCCGTCGCGGGGATGCCGGTGCCGCCAAAGCCGAGCCGCGCGAGCGACGCCTCGACATCCGCCACCGGCCGGTCGATCCACAGCACGCGCGGCGCGTGATCCTTCAGGATCGCGCCGAGATGCACGGCCAGCGTCGGATCGGACAAGCCGATGAAGCGCGGCGATGCGCGATACCAGGCAGCGCACGCCATCTGCCATGACGCCGCCCGCGCGCAGGGCTCATGCCAGCACACCGCGCCCGCGACCGTGTTGCACAGTGCCGCCAGCCACGCGGTGCGCGAGCGCGGCAGGCCGGTGATCAGGAAGCGGCTCACCATGCCAGCACCGTCCCGGCCCCTGTCACCGCCTCCCAGCCCCAGACGTTCATGACGATGCCCGCATCGCCGCTGTCGTTCGTCGCCATGAACAGCCCCACGCGGGTTGCGGTCAGGAACGCCGTGTTGCCCTGCGAAAACAGTGTCTGGTACTTCACGCCGTCGCCCGACACCTGAAAATTGTAGTTGCTGCCGTCGTTGTAGATACGCAGGAACATCGCCGGGCCGGGAATGCTCCAGACGTTTGCGTAGTCGCTCGATCCGGCGGAGCTGGTGCTGTTCCACGGCTGCACCGTCAGGCCGCCGGTGCCGAGATAGAGCACGATGAACTTCGTGCCGTCCGTCACTGCGATGCCGGCGACATGGGCATTCGTGTTGGACTGGATGATCGCCACCTCGGCCGTTGCCGTCCACGGCGTTGAGCCCGGCACCGCCACGCCAAAGAACGCCGCCGACAGCGACGCCGCCGCCGGATAGAACATCTGCATCGGCCCGCTGGTCTGGTTCGCCGCCGTCGCGGAGCCCTGGTTGATCCACGTGAACGACGCCGTGGATGGCGGAAACAGGCCGGAGGCGATGAAATTGTCGTTGCCGCTGCCTGCCACCACCTCCAGGGTCGTGCCGGAAAACGAGAACGCGGAACCGAGACTGACTGCCTGTCCGACCGCGCTGCTGCCGGTCGGGTTGCCGAACAAGGTCGTCGCCGCAAACGGCGCCAGCGACAGCGTGCCGGCCGAGGTGATGACGCCGCCCGCGAGCCCGGCGCCTGCCGTGATGCTGATCACGCCGCCCTGCGCGGACAACGTGCCGGAGGCGGACAGCGACAGGTTTGTTCCGACCGCAATCGCTTGCGGCACCGCGGCCACGACGCCGGCGTTGCCGAACAACGATCCGGCGCTGATCGGCGCGATCGACAGCGTCGGGTTGTTGACGATGCCGGTGCTTGCCAGCCCCGCGCCGGCGTTCACCTGCGCCGCGACGGTCGCAAGGAACTGGTAGAAGACCCGCGTCGGCCGCCCCTGCGCATCCACCCACGCCGCGCTCGCCGGAGGAATCAGCGGGTTCGTCATTCGACCAGCTCGGCGCCGAGCAGCGCCACCTTGAACGCGTCGGTCGACGACAACTCGAAGATGCGGTCAAGCCCCGACGCGCGCCGCGTCGAGCCGAGCCGGTTGAACTTCACGCGCTGCGACGTGGCACCCTCCGGCCCCGCTGCCCGGAACATCTCGGCGGACCATGTGTGCGCGCCATCGTCCGAGTAGCGCAGCACGAGGTTCGGCGAAAACCCCGACGCAACCCCGGCGCCGGTCTCCATCTCGATCTGCAAGGCGCTGAAGCGCATCGGCGCAATCGTCGATTGCTGCATCGCGCGCCACGATCGCACCCACTTGCGTGGCTGCCCGTTGTCGGTTTCGTTGGCCAGATCGAGCGAATACAGGTTGCCGGTCAGGTAGTCCCCGACGATGTTCTGCCCGTTGAACGCGACATAGCAGTTGTCCCACAGGCGGTTGAGCATGCCGTTGATGAACGCGGCGCGCCGGTGCCACATCGGAATGCCCATCTGTGCCGTCGCCGTCAGATCGAGACACCACGATCTGTTTGCGGTCGGAAAAGTCAGCACATAGAAGACGTGGCCGTTTTCCTGGTAGCAGAACCCGATGGCGTCGGCGATCGTGCTGTAGCCTGCGAACTCCTGTTCAAGCGCGTGCGTCGACACGCGATCCGCGCCGTTGATGCTCTTGGCCTGCATGACCATGCCCTGGCCCTGCGTGCTCTGCGACAGCCACAACAGCGTCTCGCCGCAGCGCACAGCCGAGAACGGCGCCGCGCACCCCTGCGAGATATAGGCGCCATTCAGGATGGCGAACGCGAACCCGACAGTCCCCGCGTTGATCCAGACTTCCGCGTGATCCGCGGCCAGCAGCCACACGTAGCGGTCGACATCGACCAGCGCGACAAGGTTCGCCGGCGTCGAGATCGTGCTCTGGAAATTGAGCGCGTTCCACGTCGACAGGTCGAGCAGATTGGATTGCCACCACGTGTTGCTGTTCGCCTGATACGCCAGCCCGAATCCGTCCTGATACGCCAGCATGACCGGCCCGGCGAACGGCAGCGCAATCGTGCTGGCGATGATCAAGCCGCCTGTCACCATCACCAGATAGCCGGAAACGCCATCCGCGATCATCAGTTGCGTCGCGTTCGCGATCATGCTGACAGGGCCCGTGCCGGTGCCGATCGTGCCGGCCAGCGCCACGACATAGAGCGGCGTCACCTGGTAGATGTTGAAGCCGCTGACGACGTAGAGGTTGCCGCCCATCACGCACGCGCCGCGCCCAGGACCCGAGCCGCATGTCGCCAGCAGCGTGCGTCCGGGACACGGAAAGAACGCGCCTACCTCGCGTCCCTGCTTGTTCTCGGCCACTTCGGGATAGAGGTTGATGCACTGCGAGTCGGCAAGGTTCTTGGACTGCGCGGTGTATGCGGGACCGAGGAAGGGGGTTTTCATTACCCTCCCCTATCGGTGTATATGTTGTACGACCCCTTTGCCCGGCTCACGATCTCCGGATCGAACCGCGCCACCACCTTCTTCATGTTGGTGCGCTTGATGTTTCCGAGGGCGCGCGATGCCAACGCCACGGTGCGCGGCGACAGGTTCGCGTCCTCGTAGAACGGCTCAAGCGCAATCGCGAGATTTCGCGAAAACGCCTCCACGTAGCCCGGAGGCAGCGACATTGCCGTAGACAGAGACACGAAGTCCACGAGTTGCAAGCGGCTGTCGAAGAAGATCGGATATCCGATGTTCGGAGTCGGAAATATGTTGATGATGCCTAGAGGAAACTGCGGATCGTAGAACATCGTGTCGGGGATGTTCGACGACACGGTGCGCGTGCCGATCAGGTTCCACGCCGGCTGCTCGACGACGTCCACCGGATAGTTGTTGCCGTTGCTGTCCTGGATATAGGCCGCACCGAATCCCGTCCGCACCGAGAGAGGCCGCACGGATGCGCCGGTGCCGCCGGGACCGAGCGTGTAGACCGAAATTCCGGGGATCAGCGTGAAAGTCTGCTCCAGGTTCGCGTAGCAGGTCAGGCTTTCGTTGGACCACGAGTCGAGCATCGAGTTGAGTTGCGCAAAGCCGCGCGCCGCGTCGGCGTCCGCGATCGTCTCGCCCGGCGCGTAGAGCTTCAACTCCTCGAAAGCGGACTGGATCAGGTCTCGTGCCGTGGTCATGCGGCCGGCCTTGGCTGTTGCGCCTGCATCGCCTTGCGCAGCCGGCCCGGCACCGCGCGGGAATTCAGGTTCGCCAGTGCAAGGCCGCGCTTGGCCTCGGCAGCGGTCGTCACGATCGCCGGATCGAGTTGCGCCGCCGTCCAGAACGGCTTTGCAGCCACGCAGAAGTTGCTGCGCAGAGCTTCGTCCGTGCCGGGCGAAAAGGTGTACTCGGTGCCGAGTGCCGCGAACGCCGGGAATGCCTGGAAGGCGGAGAGCGCCAGCGTGCCGGGCGCGTTCGGCATCGGCGCCACGTTCACCACGCCGTTGGGGGTCTGCGGATCATAGAAGGCCACGGTCGGCGTGCCGCCAAGGCCGCCTTCGTTGGCATAGAGCGCATTCCACTCCACCGCCGAGACGACGGCAACGGTCGAGACCCCGCCGCCGAGCGTCAGCGTGAACGTGGCCGCCGCCGGGCCATAGAGGATGCGCGGCGGGCGGCTGTTGATGCCGTAGCTGGAAATGCCCGTCGACACCGCCACGGTCAGCGGCACAAGCTGGAAGATGTAGACGAACGTGGCCGCCCACTGGTCCAGCATGTCGTTGAGCACGGTCAGCCCGGCTTGCTGATCCGCGCTCGTCAGCGGCTCGCCCGGCGCGTAGATGCCGAGCTTTTGCAGCCCCGTGCTGATGATGTCGTTGGCCGAAGCCATCTACGCGGCCTGTTCCTGCGGGGCGGGCACATGCACCGCCGCTTGCTCCGGAGAGAACGCCTTGGGCTGCCGCTTGTAGCCCTTCGGCGGGCCGCGCTTCTTGCGGATCGGCACGACCTCGACGTGTTCCTCGCGCGGCGGCATGCCCATCTTGAACTCGCGGGCAACGTCGATTGCGAGGATGATGCGCTCGATCGACCAGTTGCGCTCGATCGCCACGCCGAACACCGCCGCCTTGCGATCCAGCGCCTCGCGGATTTTGGCGACGCTGGCGTAGGGGTCGCCAGACATCGCGCCGATGTGGCTATTCAACCCCGCGATCTCGGCTTGCAGACGGTTGATCT